GTAACTATTGGCTTGTGTGTACAGGCGTGGAGGGAGGCGAGATGAGCGACGAGATCAAGATGGTTTACCCAATGCCCGTCATTGGTGAGGATTTAATCAAGGTTCTTAATGAGCGAGATAAAGGAAACGTGCATTGGAGCTTTAAGGAAATGACGCGAGAAGAAATGGAGAAGATTTATGGACGGTGATCTGGTTAAGGAGTTGCGTTCGGTGCGCTTAGGGGTGGGTCATTATGCCCCTCTTAAGTTTGCCACCGATTTACCTGACAGGGCCGCAGACCGACTAGAAGCTCTGAACCGGGAGGTTAGTGAGTATCGGGAGGCGCTGGCCTGTTGCCGGTACAAAGCAGAACTGCAAGCGTATGTAGACGATCAAGCTGGATTAATGCGCGACATTTACATGATTGTTGACCGTGCGTTAAACACACAAACCAAAGCGGATGACAGCGAGGAGGGGTGATGCGCCCATTGTTCAGCTATTTTGGGTCTAAGTACAAGCTTGCCAAGCATTATGGTGCACCCAAGCGTGATACGGTAATTGAGCCATTCGCGGGAAGCGCGGCTTATTCCTTGTTCTGGGAGCCAAAGAACGTCATTCTGGTAGAGAAAAACCCCGTCATCGCAGGCATATGGAAGTACCTCGTAGCAGCTGATGCATCTGGTATATCGGCGCTCCCGACTGATTTTCACCACGTAGACGAGATCGATGTAAGTCCGGTCGAGAAAGATTTAATAGGTTTTTGGATCGGTAAGGGGAAAGTTTCGCCGGGGCGCTCTAAATCCAAGTGGGGTATTGAATATGCTAGTCACACTGATTGCAAAGTCTGGAATGAGGCAGTTAAGGCACGTATAATTGCCGCCCTTCCTAAGATAGCCCATTGGGAGATTATCGAGGGCGATTACACCAGCGCGCCAGATATAGACGCCCATTGGTTTGTTGATCCCCCATATATTACGGCCGGAAAACGATACCCGACGAGAGATGTGGATTACAATGATCTGGCTGTATGGGCCAAGTCAAGACAAGGGTTCGTGCAAGTATGCGAGAATGAAGGTGCTAATTATCTGCCGTTTGAGCCGTTCCGATCTGTAAACACCTACCATCACATTAAGGAGGATGGCGTTCGTGCCGCTAAGTATTCTTTAGAGTCACTTTATCAGCAGGAGACATTTCAATGACCACCCTAAAAGCTAAACAGGAGATTGCGGGATGAACATCTACAGACTAACCCCAACTGACATCAGAATGCTCGACAGGTTCATAGATGCCTATCCGAACTGGTGGTACAAGATCGGCGTCTGTGACCTAACCAGAGACTTTGATTGTGCGCCTCAAGGCGATGCTAAAGAGGCCAAATGGATAGAGCCCGGTAATATATGGGACGACAGATTTAGCTGCGACCATGAAGGAACCGTTGCGGATGCTATTGCTGATGTTATGGCGCAAATATCTGATGCAACCGAACGAGCAAAAGGAGTTGAGAGTGAGTAAGGAATTGGAGGCTTTGGAATTGATCCGTAGCGCGTTGTTTAACGGCAACGGTCTAGCAATGACCAATGAATGCAATGTTATCGAGAAGGCTCTTGGTGCGTCACAATGGCGGCCTATTGAGGAGGCTCCGAAGGATGGCTCTAATTTTCTCGGTATAGGTCCGTCCGGCAATCACGTTATTATGCACTGGATGCGACCAAGCTATTTCCGCGATGGTGATCCGGCTAGGTGGTTCCCTATATCAGATGCAACCCACTTCATGCCCCTTCCCGACAAACCAGAAAGCGAAACGGAGGGTGGTTCAAATGACTGAGCGTCCTGAAATAGAGATCGAAGCGCACACAGCTACAACGGCGACGATCAAGATCGGAAGCGCCAGCATTATCGTTGGCTCAGAAGATATGATTATTTGTGCTGGTGGCATGAGAGTGACGGTGCGCCCATGACAACCAAGCTTAACAGACTGAAAGAGCTTTGTGAGAGGGCTACGAAAGGGCCTTGGGAATGGGACGGTAAGCCATGGGATTACGACACCGAGCAAGAAGCGCCATGGTTAATTGGCGTCACTGGTAGATTACAAGACAGGGTGCTTGCAATTTATGACGGAAATTGTGTTTCGGAAGACGATGCAAAACTAATCACCGAATCCCGCAACGCCTTACCAGACCTCTTAACACTGGTGAGTGAGATGGCGGCGGCTTTGGAGTACATATCGAAACCTAACTACGGACTACAAGCCAAGGCTAGGGAAGCACTTAAACGATACACAGAATGGAATCAGTGATGAAGACACATTATTCAGGAAACGCCAGCAAGAAGTTCTGGGCGCGTATCAACGCACTGGATGGCAAGGATCATGAATATCTTTACGCTATGTCGTGCGATCTACAGAATATGGAATACCGGATACTTAGAATGCTAGAAGCCGTAGAGGAGAACAAAACCGATGTCAAACCAGAATGAGCTGCTGCCTACTTGGACGTTGTGGAAAGATCAACGCCCTACAGACCACACCATAAGCTATAGATGGCGTATTAAACCGCGCCTAATCCTTGGTATGATGCTTCAACCAGAGTGGACGGATTGTCTCCACCTTGTTGGCATGGGGCATGATGCTGCGGAATATTGGCCGAATTGCTCTAGTTGGGATGGTTACAAACGGACCGTTCCTGACGATCTTGAGTGGTCTATGTCTGTCAGGACGGACGAAACTATTTACCATGGCTTGGACTTGTTGCCATCACCATTTACGGGCCTTCCACCCATGATTGGAGCGAATGTTAAATGGGTTGGTGCACCTCTATGGCAAGTCGAGAGCTTTTCCCTGCAATCTTTCCTTGTATCATCACACGGTTGGAAGAACGCGAAGAAAATGCAAGACGCTTGGAACACCCGCGCCCTACAGTCGAACGGTCCTGCCGTGGGGGAGGGGTATTCTAAGTTCGCGCCCATCTTTGAAGAATTAGAGCGTGCCACTAGGAAGTTCCCTACATGGCCGACTGATCCGATCCATGCGCTGAAGGTGGTCGATGAAGAAGTCGGCGAGCTGTCTAAGGAAGTTTTCCAAATGGTTTACGAGCCGCACAAAACAACAATGGAAGATGTTCGGACGGAAGCCATACAGGCTGCGGCAATGGCGTTGCGGTTTTATCTTTCGCTCGATCGGTATGAGTACAGACCGGGAGAACAGCATAATCAGGAGTCTTTGTAATGGGAAAGCTTATCAAACAAATCGAAATGCCTTGCGGCGATGTAATGGACGTTTGGCTGGAAGCAAACGGAACCCGCACCTATTCCTATATGGGGCTTTTCCATTGGGAGCCGCATAGAACGCACCGTGTTATTTTGATGCAGGCCATGTTGGAGGAGGACCGCTTTAGATACACAGAGAAACAAGCACACGCCGCCACCCAGCCGAGCGTAGAGGGGATGGACAGTGATCACGACCTTAGCGCCCCAATATAAGACGGAGGACGGCACAGTTTTCGACAATGAGGACGATGCTTGGAACCACCAGATGGACTGCGATTACCTGCATTACTTCACGATCAATCGTATCTACGCGGAGGACTATTCCTGCGTGATCTGCGGGCCTGCGGTCATGGAATGGCTTAGAGATCATAAGAAAGAAATCATGAACTACCTGAAAGATCGAGGCTAACAATGAAACCAGATGAAGTGAGGGCGGCTTTGGATGCGTTAACTCGTATTTGTGAGCAAGCGTGGCCTGACTTATCCAGCAAGATGCGTGATGCGCAAGAGGCGGACGAAACGATTGTGCGAGCGGTCCTAGAAGCCCAAGCCAAACCGCAGGGTGATGGGTGGAGGGCGATTGAGAGTGCGCCTAAGGATGGGAGCGCAATATTGGTGTTTATAGAAAAGAACGGTCAATCATGGCATGACGTCGCACATTACAACGATTTTGAGGGGAAGTTTATGAGCGGATCAACCTTCATTGGGCATGATTTCATCACCCACTGGCAACCACTCCCATCCGCACCCCAGAAAGGCGACCAATGACGAAAGATATTGACGCGCATAAGTGGAGCCAGTAATGTTAACCCAAAGCCAATTGCGGTGGCTTAACCCTTTAGACGATTCCTTCGTGCCGCAATCACGGAGGGGTCTTTTAAAGGGTTTTTTAATGGAGGAAATTTGGAGGCCGCTCCCAGACTTTGAGGACCTATACGAAGTCTCGAACTTTGGCAACGTGAGAAGCTATAAGACGGGAAAAATATTGAAGCAGGGGATTACCCATAAGGGCTATCCATGCGTTTCTATCAGCAGGAAGCAGAAGACATATCTAAAGACGGTCCATAGGATTCTGGCTGTAGTATTCCTTAGCGCTACCGACGAGCACGTAGTTAACCATAAAGACAAGAACAAGACCAACAATCGTCTGGACAATCTGGAATTAGTGTCTACCAGAGAAAACGTAACCCACTATTTTGGCAGGGCGATGCCGGGGGCGTTTAGGTTGAAGGGCTCTGATAGATGGAGTGCTAGAGCGACCTATCAGGGTAAGGGGCTTTATATAGGGACTTTCAAGACGCAACGTGAGGCGTATGATGCCTATTGCGCGGCCCTAGAAGAACTCGGGTTATCTAACAAATATGCCGAAGTCTACACGGGCCAAGAGAAGGAGATTATCATGGATCGTTATCAGGATCATTATTTCTGGCTTAGCTCGTATTGTCCTGCTTGTGGTCATATAGGCGATAAAATGGTTTATACACCTGATTTACTCTCAGGTCCCATGGAGCTTGAGTGCGCACGAGATACTTGCAGCCAGAAATGGGGTGTGGCTATGGATGAACCTCGTAAAGAGAAAATCCGTACACAATTAGCCCTTAGGGGTGAACTAGACGCCCTCAGAGAGCGAGAGGCCGAAGTTATTAAGGTCCTCGCCAAGCACACGAAGGAGGGAGCATGATAACGTTCGGGCCAACTGACCCAAAAGAACAAATAAGGCTATTCGAGCTTATACGGGCTCATATCCTTGACGGTGGACATATATTTGATGGTATGGAAAGGACCAATAACCCCCATGAGTGACAGAGAATTATTGCCGTATGACGTACAGGTCGGCTCGACCATCTTTCGCAAGGGTGTGCCGCTGAAGTTACTCGTCGAGAAGGCGCAGAGAGACAACGCGCAGCTTATGGATATGTACAATAAATACGAACCACTGACAAAAGTGGATTTGGAGTCATTATTGACCACGGAAAGGAGCTAACATGGATAGAAAAGAACAAGCACGGCTGGCGTTGGAAAGCCTAAACAAATGCACTAACGTGGATCAATACAGCTATTGGGCTGAATGCCATTCACAGATCATTCGCGAACTCCTTGAAGAAGCGTCTGCGTCGGACCCCAAGTTACCGTATGACGTGCAGATTGGATCAACCATATTCCGGCAGGGTGTGGCCTTGCGCCTAGTGGTCGATAAGGCAAAGCGCGATAACGCGGCTCTAATGGCTATGCACGACAAATATGAGCCGTTACCAAAGATGGACATTGAGGCAATGATCACCGCCAGCAAAGCGACAGCGGAAGAAGGGGAATAGACTGTGGGTTGGTTTGAGGAAGACTATGTATGGCCACTGAAAGAACGCGAGTCTGGTTATATCGAAGGATATGCCGCTGCTTTGCATGATCTGTATGTTAAATTAGGCGGCGAAAGTATGTGTAGCAAGAGCTATGATCCTATGCACGTCACGGACCAGATGCATTCTTATGCTTTTGATATGAAGGATGGTGGCAGACACCATGATTTTAGTGACTACGACGACCTACACGAGGTACGTCGAACGCTTCTTAGCGAAGTTTTAGAGTGGATAGAGGGGGACAAACCATGACACGGACAGCAGAAGAGTGGATGCTAACCCTCGTAGACCAGACGCTTTATGACGATGAAGACAAGCTTACAGAATACCCCGGTAGTTGGTTTGAACATCCCACGCCTAGTGTCAGAGGAATGATCGAAGCCATAATGCGGGAGAGCTATAACCAAGCGTTGGATGATGTTTACGACTTGATAGCTGATTATACAGAAGCGCCAAGCTGCCTAAATAATTTGAAGAAACCCAACCCAGAGGAAACATCCTTGCCAAATCATGAGAATGAGGGTAAAGTACACAAATGACCGAAAAAGAACAACAAGAAGACCTGTCCCTGCGCTTAGAGTGCATCAGGATGATTAATAACCACGGCTACACAATGAGCCGCGCTCAGGAGTATTACGACTTCATCAAGGGCAAGCGCTTTGTAAAGCCACGAGTGAAGAAGCCGAAGACAGTTCTAACGTCTGAGGGTGAGGAGATTGAGCTGTTTAGCTCTTCTGTAAACTAATGAAGCTAGAAATGCCGGATAGTGCCAAAGATATGGGGTGGCTGTTGCCCGGTAATGTCAGGGTGCTTAGGGACTATAATGTCCTACATCAGAATATGGTTTTACGGCTAGATAAGGTGGTGGATGGCAACCAAGTCGGCAAGACCATAAAGGTCACACAATCGGAATACCAGAAGATGAAGACCGTGCTTGATTTTATAGGGGGTGTCGATGGCTAACCAGATCAGCACACTCCAAGGGGATGAAGATGAGCAAGAAGAAGCCAAAGCCGAAGTGCTAAGTAGACAAGGCTAACTTAATTAGCTATAATGCGAGTCAGGTTGAAAAATACAAATGCCCAAAGGACACACCAATAACCCTGCCGGAAAACCAAAAGGCGCTCTGAACAAAACAACGTCAGGGCTTAAAATGGCTATCCTAGAGGCTATAGACCGTGCGGGGGGTGCTCACTATGATGACGAGCCCACAGGAACCGTGGCGTACCTAATGAAGCAGGCAGAGGATAAGGGGGCCAGTTCCTTTATGTCACTTGTGGGTAAGGTTCTCCCTATGGCTATTGAAGGCGGCGATCCAGCTAATCCAATTAACCATGCGTTTAAAGTAGAGATCGTCAGTGTCGGCAAAGGTAACTGAAGACTACGCTCACTTGTTTGAGGAATCGCACCCTCTCTATAAAATCCGCAATCTAGTATGGTACGGTGGCCGGGGGTCGGGTAAATCAGTTTCAGTGGCCAAGGGTTTACTATTCAGGGGCCGCAAAGACAAGATCACCGTTCTCTGTGCCCGTGAGTTTCAGAACTCCATTAGCGATTCCGTCATCAAGACGCTGGCTGATGAGATCGCTATCATGGGCTTTGGGGACTTCTACGAGATACAGAACAACGCTATCTATGGCAAGAACGGGACAGAGTTTCTTTTCAAGGGCGTGAAGAACAACGTCCAGTCTATTAAGTCCATGGCCAACCTTGACTACATTTGGTGTGAGGAAGCCCAGACTATCTCTGATAAGTCATGGGAGGTATTGATCCCGACACTCCGTAAGGACGGCTCTCAATTCCTTATAACATTCAACCCCAATCAACCGACCGACCCAACCTATAAACGCTTTGTTGCCACGCAATCAGGCGATACCCACGCGATTAAGGTTAACTGGGACCGAAACCCGTGGTTCCCTGATGTCCTCAAAAAGGAAATGGAAAAGCTCCGCACGAAAGACCCGGAAGCCTTTGACCATATCTATCAGGGTAACTTTGATACCCGCAGGACTGGCGCTGTATATGCCAAGCAATTAGCCGCTGCGCGTTCTGATCCACAGGGGGGCCGGATTACTAAGGTGCCTTACGACCCTTCCTGTGAGGTCTTCACGGCATGGGACTTAGGCTTTGGGGATTCCACCGCTATCTGGTGGTTACAGTTTGTGGGCCGCGAGTTGAGATGGCTTGAATGTTATGAGAATTATGGGGAGCAACTGGATCACTATGCCAAGGTCATCAAAGACAAAAGCTACAACTACATCAGAGAAGGACACTTTCTCCCTCATGACGGAGCCCATGGTAACATACGAGGAGATTCAGTCTCTAAACAATTGGAATCGCTTGGCGTGGCAAACACGGTCCTTACACGGGAGACAGACATCAACCCCGGCATCGAAACTCTTAGACAGACTATAGCCTATTCAGCCTTTGACGCTGACAAGTGCCGTGATGGCCTACAGGCATTAGAACAATACGGTTACGAGTGGGATGAGGACCGTCAGGTGTTTAAGAACAAACCACGGCACGACCACACCTCGCACTATGCCGACGCTGCTAGGTACGCCGCTATTGCCGCTGCCAAGGTCAAGGCGGGGCTTAACACTGTACAGGTGAAAGAGTATACTCCGAATTACGGGCATGAGGGGGCTTGGTTGGGATGATTAAGACCGGTTGGTGTGTTTTGAGTGACCGCATATTCTGCGAGGTATTTTACCGTGGCGGTAATTTTCGTGGCCATGGTCTTACAAAGCACTTAGCCGCCGCCGATCTATTACGCAAGCTAGAAGTCGTCAGGGCGTCCCCATCAGACCTGCGTGATTGCGTCTGCGCCCGTAAAGATTAACACCGTTCGCTAACCGCTTCAATCTCTTGCAATCTAATTCCCGTTATGTTACTCATTATTCATGAAGAAATGTATCGTCGAAGGTTGCAACCATAACACAAAAAACGGAGCTAACGATCTTTGTTCAACTCATTATTCTCGGAAGCGCAGGACGGGAACGACAGATAAACTGCCAAGGGGGCCGCATGAACCATATATAACCAAGGCCGGATATGTGCGCATCGCCAGCAAAGATCACCCATTGGGGAATGGGTCTTATGTGTCTGTGCATAGAATGGTGTTTTATGACTCTGTTGATGGTGCATGTCCGCCATGCCATTGGTGCGGGATGGACTTGGATTGGAAATCTATGCACGTAGATCATCTTGATGGCGTGAAAGACAATAACTGTGTGGATAATCTGGTACCCTCCTGTCGTAGATGCAACACCAAGCGAGGAAGAGAGGGGCAGAGATTCGCGTATAAGGTGCATATCTATAAGGGCGCTGCTTACTCCATGACGGAATTGGCGAAGATCGCTGGCATTAGTCTCCCTACCATGTCTAGACGTCTAAAGAGAATGGACGTCACTAGCGCGGTAGAGTTTTTGAAAGGGCGGCGCAGGAATATCTGTTGCAAATGTGGGGAACCTATCGCATAATAGCAACGCGTCTGTTTATTGAAAGGTTCCAATGGGCATCGACGCTGGCGAAAAAAATACCGACAAAGACAATGATATTCTAGACGAGGCCAAAGAAGCCTTTGAGATTGACCGCGAGTATTGGGAATCCGAATATCGCAGGGCAGAAGACGACATTAACTTCTCCCTAGGGGACCAGTGGCCCTACATTATTAAAAACAACCGTATGTCTGAAGGGCGACCTTGTTTAACGGAGAACCGTATTGACGTTTCCTGTATTCAGGTCATCAACGACATTCGCCAGACGCGTCCTTCTATCAACGTTAATCCTCAAGACGACAAGGCTGATATTGAAACAGCCCGTGTCTTAAAGGGGATTTGCCGGTCTATCGAGCAACAATCCAACGCAAACGTGGCTTATGACACTGCCGCAGAGAACTCCGTGCGTGGTGGGTATGGGTTTATCCGCATCGGTACGAAGTATGAGTCCAATACGTCCTTCGATCAGGAAATTTACATCGAAGCCATCGAAAACCCTTTCTCCGTGGTCATCGATAGCGCTTCCCGCAAGCTGGATGGCTCTGACATGCGTAGAGCAACCATATTCGATGACATTCCCCGCGATGAGTTCAAGCGCCTGTATCCTAATGCTGACCCAGTTTCCGTCGAACCAGATCTTCAGACCCGCGAATGGTGTACCCAGAATACCGTAAGGATCGCGGAGTATTTCTATAAAGATTATGAGAAGTTCACCCTTGTTCGCACTCCTCTGGGGGATATGGATAAGAAAGACGCTGAAGCCCAAGGTCTACCATGGGATAAAGAGCGCGAATCCACCCGCGATATTATCAAGTGGTGCAAGTTTACTGGTACGGAAGTTCTAGAAAAGACAACGTGGCCTGGCAAGTATATTCCAATTGTCCCGGTATATGGGAAAGTCGTGTGGAATGAAGGCCGTCGCAAGTCGTTCTCCCTGACGTATCAGGGCCGCGATCCTCAAATGCGGTATAACTTCCACCTCTCCGCTGAAACTGAGTATACAGCATTACAGCCGAAATCCCCATGGATGGCGTATGAAGACCAGCTCTCCGATCAGCAGTTAAAGAAGTTCTCCAGCTCGAACGTCAAAAACCACCCTGTATTGACCGCCAAGATGGTTTACGACAAGAACGGCAACCTTCTTCCCCTGCCACAGCGCCAGCAGCCGCCTAGTGGCTCCTCTGCTATGATGCAACAAAGCATGATTGCCGCTGACGGTATCAAAGCCACGTTGGGCCTCTTTGGCGATTCCCTTGGTGAGAGAGAAAACGCCGTTTCGGGTAAGGCTATTATCGCCCGCAAACGTGAGGGTGATAACGCGACCTTCCACTTCGTTGACAACCTCGCCACTTCCATCCGTCAGGTTGGGATTATTCTGGTTGATCTTATCCCTCTCATTTACTCTGGTCGGACTATCGCCCGTATCCTAGGTGAAGACGGCACGCCGGGTATGGTCCCGCTTAATGTGCCTGTTAAAAAGACCTCTGATGGCTATGAGGCCAACACTCAAGGTCAATATGTGATCGCGCCGGACGCGGGTAAATATGACGTTTCCGTTGAAATCGGTCCTTCCTACGCAACGAAGCGTGAAGAAGCTTTTGCCGCTATGAATGAGCTGATGAAATCCATCCCCGAGTTGATGAAATACGGCGCTGACTTGTACTTTAAAACAGCCGACTTCCCAATGGCGCAGGAATGGGCTGAGAGAGCTAAACGAGCTATGGACCCCAATATCGTGGGGGATGAAGGCGATCCGGCACAGGCTCAACTACAACAAGCCGGCCAGCAGATTCAAGCCATGGGCCAGCAACTCATACAACTCGAAGGCAAGCTTAAAGAGAAACAAGACAACCAAGCCTTCCAGAATCAACTGGATGCTCAAAAAGCCATGTGGGAACACGAGAACGATCAAGCCAAACTCATGATCGACCAGCAGAAGCTCGAACTTGAGAAAGAACGCCTTGCCCTCGACGCCCTAACCCAACAACAGGTCATCTCCCCTGAGCAACTGGAAGCCTTCTTAGGTGTGGTTGAAAAACAAGGTACTGACCTTCAGGACGTGATCAACGCCGTCCACATAATTCTAGACCACCACGAACAAGGTGAGCTGAATGAGGAACCAACCCCTCCAAGTGTTGAAACCCAACCGCAAGGTATGTTAGAATGACCGATACAGTAGTTTCTACTGAAGTCGCTTCCCCGGAAGTGCAAACCCCTTCTGAGACCGTAGAAGTAAATCAAGAGGTCGTAACCCAAGAGGTTAAGTCGGAAGACGCCGCCCCCGAAGAGAAGGCAGAGACGCCCGAGGAGCTTAAAAAGCGCCTTGAGAAGGCTCAAAGCAAGATCGAACGGCAAAAGGCAGCGAACCGCGATCAACAGCGTCAATATCGTGAAATGCAGGCTAAGATTGCTGAATACGAAGCAAAGCTTAAGCCTGACGATGGACGGCCAAAAGAAGAAGACTTTGACGATTACGGCGAGTTCAAAAAAGCTGAAGGTAAATGGGAAGTTCAACAAGAGTTGAAAGCCCAAGAGTCCAAAGCAAACGAACCCTCACCGGAAGAAGTGCAGAAACAAAGCATTGAGCAGGCCAAGAAACAGTTAGAGTTTCAAGCAGCCCAAACCGCCTATATCGCACAGAAACCGGACTATGAGAAAAATGCCGGTGTTGTTAACCAATTCTTAGCCTTGGCTAATCCTAAATCACCTTCGTTTAAGGTGTTCGGTGAGTTCGCTCTCGACACGTCAAACAAAGGCTTGGAGATTATCGACCATCTGGGTGCAAACCCCACGAAATGCCTTGAACTGTTCCAGATGCAACCGGACGACCTCCGCGAAGCCTTGGAAGAGATTCGAGACACACTTGACGCTCCGAAGAAACCGAAAGTGGATTTACCAGAACCTGTTAATCCTCTCGGAGCTGCCAAATCACGTCCATCAAAGAGTATGGATGAAATGTCAGGAAGAGAGTTGCTGGATAAAATCTATGGACGGGCAAAGAAATCTTAACCCCCTCTAGGAGAGCCACATGGCAACCAATACTATTAATACCCTTAAGAACGCGCCCGGTGCTATTTCTAAAATGGCCGCGCAAATGCTGGAAGACAAAGTCCAGTTCGCTAAAACCATCGACATGGAGCCTTCGTCCACGTGGCGTGGCCGCGACGGCTATGACACCGGCGATACCATCCAGATCAGCAAACCAGCCCGTTTCACGGTTGGCACGAACGCTGACGTTACCGCCGCTGTACAAGACATCGTTGAGCAGAAAGTTTCCCTGCCTCTCGACATCCGTAAAGTCATCGCTGTTGAACTGACCTCCGCTGAAATCGCAACCGACCTCGCACTGGCCGAATGGACCAAGCGCGTTCTCGATCCTGCTGTTTCCGCCATGGCCCAGTCGATTGAATCCACCCTGTTGACCCGCGCTAAAAACGCGACCTTCAACCAAGTTGGTACTTTCGGTTCGACCGTCTTCGATATGGACACCATCCTCTCGGCTGGTCAGAAAATCGACGAGTTTGCCTGCCCTGATAAAGACAACCGCACGGTTCTTCTGAACCCAGCGGCTCAACGTTCGGCTGTTAACTCGAACAAAGGTCTGTTCCAACAATCCAACCTGATTGCCGAACAGTACCGTGATGGCGTTATGGGCCGTGGCATGGGCTTCGACTTCCGTTCGAACAATCTTCTGCCGACCCAAACCTACGGTGCCGACGTTACCGGGATCGCTGTTGAAGCTTCGGTTGTTCCGATCACCAACGGTATGACCACGCTCGGCGTTGACGGTGTTGCCACTGGTGCCACGATCACCGCTGGTTCGACCTTCACCATCTCTGGTGTTAACGCTGTTCACCCGATCACCAAAGCCGACCTTGGTTATCTGCAACAGTTCGTTGTCACCGCTGACGCTGTTGAAAACGGCTCGAACCAAGCCACGCTCTCGATCAGCCCGTCCATCTACTACACCGCGAACTCGTTGCAAAACGTCACCGCGGCTCCTGTTGATGAAACCGGCGCTCTGGTCTTTGGTGGTGGTGCTTCCGGTTCCTACGTTCAGAACCTCGCTTATCACAAGTCCGCCTACCGCATGGCTTCGGTCCCTCTGGTCCTCCCAGACGGTCTGGACATGGCTGCTCAAGCGACCTCTGATGGCGGGTTCACGATCCGCGTTATCCGCGACTACACTGTGTTAACGGATAAACTGATCATGCGTCTCGACTTCCTTGGTGGTTTTGCTCCAGTGCGTCCTGAATGGGGCGTCCGCATCACCGCTTAACTCAATTGGGCGGGGTAACTCCCGCCCTTCACTTGAAAGGAATTTAAGATGTCTGTAGGTGTCACCGCCGGTAACTGCTTCTCTATTAGCATTATCGCGCAATCCCTCACTCCAACTTCGGTCAACACCATCACGACCTCGGAGCAAACCTTCACCGTCCCCGGCCTTAAGCTGGGCGATGCTGTGAATGTTAATCCTCCGGGCGTTACGACTGGTGTTGTCCTGACTGGTGCCCGTGTATCCGCCGCCAATACCCTTGCGTTACAATTTGTTAACCCTACGGTTGGCTCTGTAACCCCATTGGCAGGTGTTCATACGATCACTGTCTTCCGCTATGACGGAACCGCTGCTGCGCAACGTGTCCTCGTCTAAGCAAATATACAAACTGATCAAAGGGGATGCTGTTAAAAGAACGGCGTCCCTTCAGTCAGTTCAAATCCTCTTGGATAATGGTTGGCTTCTTATCGAGACAATCAAAGTTCATAAAAAGAAAAAGTGGTGGCCGTTTTGACAACCGTTCGACAAATCATTGAAGACTCCCTAGGGGCTATTAATGTTTTAGGTGCTGGTGAGAGTATGACCGCACAGGACGGTCAGGACGGCCTCCGCGCTCTTAACCAAATGATTGAAACATGGTCCTCTGATGGGGCTGTGATCTACACTACTTCAGTTGACGCTTTTAACCTGCTCGGGGGAGTGGGTACTTATACAATGGGGCCCGGTGGGGATATTGATACAACTCGTCCAACAGCTATCGACTATGCAACCCTGACTCAAGGCGGTAATATTGTTACCGAGTTAGAGATTTTCCGTACTAACGTATTCTCCACGGTTTCCTATCCTGTCTTGCAGGGCTATCCGGGGATGCTGTTTATCAATAACACTTATCCGACTCTTTCTCTCCGTTTGTATCCTGTTCCGGTGGGTGGATTGATCCTCACGCTGTACTCTAGGAAGCCGCTAAGCAACCTTGCTATTAATGACACCCTTTCCCTGCCTCCGGGCTATGAAGAGGCCCTGTGGTCCAACCTAGCCTGCCGTAGAGCCCCTTTCTATGAGAGAAGTGCTTCGCAGGATGTTAAAGACCTCGCCAAGGAATCCCTTCTAACGATTAAACGTAACAACGAGCAATACTCTGAAATGCTCCAGCCGGTAGATCCTGCCCTGTGGGCGCAGTTCTACAACGGTCCCAATAGATGGTTTAACATTTACGGCGGTTTCTAATGATTATCCCCGGTTTTGTCGGGCCTACTTACCAAATGGACGCGCGTTCGTTTGATACACAGCGTTGTGTTAATTTATACCCTTTGGTGAGTGAATCCGGCTCCTCTGTTTCTCCCTCCGCCTTAAGGGCCACGGCTGGGCTAGAGTTATTCTCCAATGCCGGTGGGGGCCCAATCCGAAACTGTATCGAAGCCGACGGAAGGGCTTTCTTTCTTTCGGGGGACACGCTCTATGAAATTGATACCGCAGGAAACCCAACCTCAAGAGGCACGATTTTAACCTCTACCTCTCGCGTGACCATGGACTACAACGGTAGTCAAATCATGATTATTGACGGGACATATGGGTATATCTTTACCCTAGCCACCGATACGTTAGTTCAAATCACCGACCCGCAGTTTCCCTCTCCTGCGGTGTTTGGGGCGTTTCAAGACAATTACTTTATTGTCGTGAGAGGCGGAACGGCGGAGTTTTATATCTCTGCGTTGGGTGATGGGCTTTCATGGGCTGCGGATGATTTTACCGTTGTGGAATCGTCTCCTGATGACCTTGTGGGGGTGGTTTCGGATGGGTCTAACCTTTGGTTGCTGGGCCAGACTTCCGTTGAGGTCTACCAAAACACTGGGGCCGCTGCGTTTCCCTTTGAGCGTATTCCGGGTGCCATTATTCAATCTGGCTGCGCCGCGCCTCATACGGCCATTATTTTCGACAACTCCTTAACTTGGTTGGGTCAGGATGACCGTGGGGGTGCGATTGTCTGGAGAGCCAATGGTTATCAGGCTGTTCGTATTTCAACACAAGCCATTGAAAAGAAAATCGCCACTTCATCTAATCCCGTTGAATCCTACGCTTATACATATTACGAGCAGGGTCATGCGTTCTATTGTCTTCAAGTCAAAGACGTAGACACCACCCTAGTGAGTGACGCCTCGACTCAATATCAATGGCATGAGAAGAGCTACCGTAACCAAGTCACTTCGATGGACGAACAACACAGAGCTTCATGTCATGTGTTCTTTAACAATCAACATTTAGTTGGGGATCGGGAATTCGGTAAAGTCTATATTCAATCGCTAGATCTTAAAGACGACGCCGGGGATGAGATTATCCGCACCCGCATCTCCCCACATATGGTTGATGAGAAAAGACTCGTCACTCACTCTGTATTTGAATTGGATATGGAAGTCGGGGTTGGGAACGAAACCGGTCAGGGCTCCGATCCTCAGGTTATGCTAAAATATTCAAATGACGGCGGATGGACTTGGTCCAACGAACGATGGATTTCTGCCGGCAGATTGGGAGCTTATAACACCCGTGTGAGGTGGACCCGCCTAGGCTCTGCCCGTGACAGAGTGTATTGGGTTTCCTTCTCTGATCCCGTCTTTGAACAAATCAACGCCGCCTATTTGAACGCCACATGATTATTAAAAACGCCCCTATTCAAGACGTTACCCTTCGTTCCGGCGGGCAGTTTGTTCAGTCGTGGATTAAGTGGTTTGGCTCTCTTGTAAGTGCTTTGAATAATCTCCAAAACGAAAACGGCGGTATTATCCCCGTTGCTATGGCTGACGCGGACGCTGCGAACAATACGATCTATTACAGCACCGACAGCGGCAAGCTCACATATTCAGATTTGACGGGCGTAAAACATGCTCTCTACTAGATACGCCACGCAAAACGACCTGCCTGATGTTTATGTGATGTATCTCGCTGCGCTTGAGGAACGGAAGACCCCCAAGATTAATGAGGGAAAAGCTTTAAACTACGTTCTGGAAAGCTGGGCTAGGGCTCCTTGTATTCTATTGGAACTAAACGGCGGGGTTATTGGTTTTGCGGGCCTCACGACTATTGCTAGTCCGTACAGTGATATGGTATCATTGCGTGACTATATGTTTTACATACAGCCGCCACACAGAGGGCTCCGATCATGGAGAAAGCTCTGTAAGGCCGTCCAAGACGTGTCCGACCTACATAAAATCCCCTTCATAGGCGAACATTTGTTGGACAAAGACATCAATTCACATTTGCGATTAATCCGAAGCGCCGGGGCAAGTCCTCTGGCGATTCTCGCAGTATACGGAGAAAATCATGGGTTCTAAATCAGGCGGCGGCGCTGGCGACATGCTGGCCTATGGCGACAAGGCCCTAGACCTTCAAAAGACTATTTACGATCAATCCCGTGCCGATGCACAGCCATGGCTCCAAGCTGGTACTGCGGGTGTGGGTGAATTAGCCAAACGTCTTGGTTTGAATACCGCGGCTTCCCCTGCGAATCGTGAGTCCCTTGTTAAACAATATACTCCTCAATTCACCACCACGATTCCGGGGGCGGCTGGTGCTGGGACTGAAGCGGGCTACAATGACCTTAAATCTCAATTGGGCGGGATCAGCGCAGAGAACTCCGCCAAGCTGTCTGACTACCTCGCCAAGGGCCTTAACGGCGCTCCTACGACCCAAGTAGACAATGCCGGGTTAAACTCATACGTCGATAACATGCTTGCTCAACAAGGGCAGGCCGCGCAATCCGATCCTAATTACGGTTCTTTGTTGCAGACATTCGACACTTCCAAATATCAAGAAGACCCCGGTTATCAGTTCCGCCTCCAAGAAGGCCAGAAAGCCCTTGAAAGAGCCCTTAACTCCCGTGGTAAGAATTACTCACCTGAAGCGATTAAAGCCCTTACAGAGTATAACTCCGGCATGGCTTCGCAAGAGTACGGATCGGCCTATGATCGTTACAACAATGATCAAAACAACATTTACAACCGCCTCGCTGGTATCTCCGGTGTGGGTCAGCAAACTTCTGCCCAACTGGCCAATTCAGGCCAGAACTACGCTAATTCGGCTTCTGACATCTTTACGGGTCAGGGCAATGCTATTACCGCCGCGAACCAAGCTAAAGCGGCGGGTAACCAATCCATGTTTAACACATTACTCGGCGGTGGCTTAGGCTTCGCCAAACTATTTGGAGGTTAATTTGCCCCTAGATCCCTCAATTTTCCTTCAAGGCGCTGCTTTACGCCAACAAAACGATAAACAGCTTCTTGATATTATCAGCAACGCCACCGGACAAGACAAACAAGGCAATACGCCTGCGGCTCTGCAAATCGCCGACGAGTATCAAAAAGCCCGCGCCTCTGGTGATGTACAGCGCATGAACGATATTGTTCAATTCACCAAAAGCCTAGATAAGGGTGTTGTTACTGACGCTAACGGGAACCCATTAGCACTTCCGGGATATGGCGACGCTGTCGGCTCAATTGCCGGCACTAAAAAGGGTTATGAGCAACAGGCTCAAAAGGGTGTTGATCTCCTTATGAATCCGCAGATTGCAGCAGGCGAATCAAACGCCCGCAATCAATCAGATCTTACTTATGGACCGATGATTGAAGTGGCAAAGGCTCAAGCCACTGAAGGTATTTCCAACACCAAAACACTGCCTATCATTGACCAGATCCGTGGGATTAACGCCGGGACATTTGACATGCCTTATTCCGGGTCTTCTCTCGGTATCACGCGATTAATCCCCGGCAAGGAAACGCAGAGTAAAGTCACAAACACCGATCTTTTAAAACAGGCCCGACTTGATCTTGCTGCACCGCTTGCCAAGCAATTAGGCGTAAACCCAACTGATAAAGACTTTCAAGCCAGCCTTGATCGTATCTTTAACCTTGACGCCTCTAAAGAATCCCGCGCCGCGCAGATCGACGCCCTCCAAAAGCGCATCGAGACGCGTCAGAACGCCCTCGGTGGCTCCTCAAGCAAGGTGTGGACTGTAAAGAGCGAAGACGAGGCTATGCGGCTTCCTGTGGGGGCTAAATTCACCCTCCCCGATGGTAGAACTGGGACGGTGCAGCCCTAATGCCTATCCTTGTTTTTGACAGCCCGAAAGATGAAGCCGAGGTAAATACTAATTTGCCGGGTAGCAAAGGCGCGTCTGTTGAAAATATCCCAGAGTTGACAGACACGGCGGTTATGGAAGCCCAATTAGGTGAAAAGATCGAGCCAGCTAAAAGGCTAGTTTTTGATAACCCAACGGTTCCAGAAGCGCCACAGCCAGAAGGAAACGGGTTTATTGACCGGTTGGCAAAAGACTACCAAAACCGCATCGATCAGGTCAGTCAAGTCCGTCAGGACGTTTCAGATGGAAAAATCAACCCTGTTGCTGGTACTATAGGGTTCTTTGGCAAAGGCGTTGCCGGTCCTTTGGCTGACGTAAACACGGAGGCTTTTAAGAGCGCCGAGAATTACGCAAAAGACCTTTTTTCCCAGAAGACGGGGAGCATGATATTTGACCCCATCGCGGAGGCTATCAATAAACCAAAAGAGCCATCTGCGCCGGGTAGCCTTTCTGCTCGGGCGGCTGCTGTTCTGGGGAAAATGGGTAGTGCTTACGATTCAGCTGTTAAAGATCGTCCTAATACCAAGCTTGTTTTAGAGAGTCTTGGTAACGCAGCCCTTGCCGTTCCTACCTTAGAAGCCGCCGCCCCGCTGATTAATAAAACCGTTGTTCCTGCTGTCAAGAACACCGCTGAAGGGGTTGTGAGTGGCGCTAAAACCATAGGCGCTGGCGTAACGGCCCGTGGTGCCGACGCTTTAGATGAAACCGCAAACGCATTAAAAGAAAAATCATCCGTCCTTTACCAGCAAATGAGGGATGTTAACGGCTATATCGTCCCCAAAAAGGGCGTGAATATCGCCAACACTATCGAAAACGCTGTAAGATCAAGTGGAAAACTAAATGACCGACTTCATGGCGATACTCTCTCTGTTCTGTCTGACATTCGAACTGCTGCGAAATCGGGCGCAATGGGGCTTGAAGAGCTAGACCAATATCGACAGCTTCTTAATGATGCTGTTCGTAAAAACACAGACGCTCTGGGAAAAGTAAATCCTGACGGCATGAAAGCCCTCGCAGGGATTGATGCATTAGACAACGCTGTCGAATCCTTGGGTACTATCGACTTCCTCGGCGGTAAAGCTGAGGGTGCTCAATTACTTGGAGAAGCCCGTAAGCAATGGGCCAAGTACCGTAAGTTTGATTCCGTTGCGAATATCATCAAGAAGGCCGATGGCGACCCAAACCTCCTTAAATCTGGCTTTAAGCGCTTTGTTAACAATCCGAAAAACATGAAGGGCTTTACGCCAGAGGAGCGCGCCGTTCTTAAGGCTGCCGCTTCCAATAGCTTTGACGAGCAATTATTAAAAGCCTTCGGTAAGTTCGGTTTTGATCTCGGGACTTCCTTGACGCCGGGTAACACCTTCCTTCCAGCCTTAGGCTCTGTCGGTGCTGGCGCAGGATTGGGCACAGCCCCTCTGGTTGCCGGAGGTACTGTCGCACGTCAGGGTCAAAAGATAATGGCTAGAGGCAAAGCTGAAAAGGCTCTTAGAAAGATTGAGGAGCGCTAATGTCCTCAATTAAAGAACATACCCAGACAGCCGCCATGATAAGCAGAATTGTTTCCATATCTAAGTATAACACTTTCCCAGAAGGAAGTAAATAATGGCTAATATCGCACCCTATGGCATTTACAAAGCATTTGACGCCGCTGGGGCCTCTTTGGCCTTTGGTAAGCTCTATACATATGTCGCGGGGACTTCTACCCCTCTAGCAACTTACACAACGGCTGCTGGTGATATTGCTAATACGAACCCAGTTCAACTGGACGCAAACGGCGAAGCTAATGTCTGGTTAGGAGACGGAGGGTATAAATTCGTCCTCACTGACGCTGATGACGCGATTCAATTCACCACGGATAATATCGGAGGTTCTGGTTCAACTGCGTTTGGCGCTACAGTTAATGATATTTCCACCAACACGACGATTACGACTGTATACGCTAATTCCATCAATAACGTTACGGGGTCCACCACGCTTACCTTACTTCCGGCTTCAGACGCCGGAGAAGGTTTCTATTTTAACGTTAATGTCGTTTCGGGGACCACGATCATTGATCCCGACGCCGGAGAGTTAATCAACGGCTCCGCGACCCTTACAATGGCCTCTGGTACTTCGGCACTAATCTATTGTGACGGTACGCAATGGCGGACGTTGTTTTATTATTCCGGGACTGCCGCTGCCTATAACATCGGCACTTCCGGGGCTACTATTCCTCTTAACAATGGCAACAACACTTCGTCTGGTAACCAAACCCACACTGGTGTTGAGACCTTCAGCAATGCTGTTAACTTCGCCAAAGGGGCTGACATTGCCTCTGCGACCACAACCGACATCGGCGCTGCAACGGGCAACTATATCAATGTGACGGGGACCACGACGATTACCGGTTTAGGCACGATCCAAGCCGGGACGCAGCGTATCGTCAACTTCACAGGCATTCTCACCCTAACGTATAACGCGACCTCTTTGATCCTCCCTACCTCGGCAAACATCATCACAGCCGTGGGGGATTCTGCCGAGTTTGTTTCTCTCGGCTCTGGTAACTGGCGCTGCGTAAATTACCTAAGAGCCAACGGCACCCCATTAAATAACAGCCCCGTGTATATCGGCTCTGCATATGGTACAATCTCCGGCGGGGTTTTGACTGTTCAAAGGCAGAACTTGGGCACTCTGGCCAGATCCTCTTCTGGTGTGTTTACATGGGCTTTTACCAGCGCAGAAGCGAACGCGAATTATCACGTGTCCCTAACAACGACCAGAACAAACTCCACCGCCGTATCGGACATCTGTATTCAGGACAGTTCCAAAACTGGTTCTGGTTTCACATTCCAGACCGGCGCAACCGGTGGAGCATTCCCCAACGACCCAGACGCCGTATCGCTCATGATCTGGCGCATACCATAAGGAGATACCATGCCAAACCCCAATTTAATCTACGCCAACGCCCAAGCCGCAACCTACGCTGCCACGGATGCTTCCGGTTCCACACGCATCACGCTTCCAGTGGGGTGCCCTTCCATTCGTATTGTAAACGAATCCGCTGATATAGCTTTTATCGCTGTGGGTGATGCGAATGTCACGGCAACGCTTCCAACCTCAACCTTTGCAAAGACCTGTACAGCAGTTCTCGGGGGTTCTGATGTGATCTTTAGCCTCCCGGCTTCTGGTAACCCGCAAAGTTTCGCAGCGATTTGTCGCTCAACCAAAACCGCCACTTTAACGGTTCAAGTCGGCTATGGCGCGTAGCCGTATCAGAAGCCGGTCAGGACACACCTCTTTCCGCTTTGGGAATGGGTTTTTTAATAGAGTATGGAGATATTTAAATGGCACTTAGAGGTGTAGCAGGCGGCAATAGTGGCGGCGGCGCAACTGGCGATGTTGTCGGTCCAGTAACGGCAACCGATAACGCTGTAGTTCGTTTTGACGGTACTACCGGTGAGCTTATCCAGAACTCCGGGATTATCGTTGACGATTCCAATAACATCACGGGTATCGCACAAGCTACGGCAACGACCTTTGTTGGGGCTTTGACTGGTAATGCAGACACCGCAACAACGGCAACGAACGTTACTGTGGCAAACGAAGCCACGGATACAACGTGCTTTCCTCTTTTTGCCACGGCAGCAACGGGAAACCTACCACCTAAAAGCAACGCCTCCCTTACGTTCAACTCAAACACGGCGGCCCTCGCCACCACAGGCACGTTTGGCGCAGCTGGGATTACTTCGACTGTAGCCATCTCTGGAACGGCCTTTACTACAGCGGGTGTCACCACTGGCACTGGCGTAGCGGCAAACACGGTCACCACCGGAACGGCTGTTTCAGCGACGGGATTAACCACGGGAACTGGTTTATTAGCCACTACCGGTTTGACCTCTGGCAAGGGTATGGATGTAGGCGGAACCGCCACCACTTCAGGTATTGGTTTAAACTACAACACCACGTCAGCTACAGCCTCCACTCAATCGGCGCTTACCGTTTCTGGTACCGCGACCATGACCGCTGATTATACCGGTAAATTGATTGACGTTAACCCAACCAAAACACATACCGCCGCCGCAACCCGAGCCATATCTGGTGCTGGTCATGGGTTGAACGTTTCCCCGACCTATTCAATCACCGGTACTTTAGCGTCGGTTACGAACGTCTCTGGGGCCACAGCGAACATTTCCCGGACTATTTCCAACGCTTCGTCCTCAGCTTCCTCATCGATGAACGTTACCGGACCGCTTTTGGCCCTGACGAACACAAAAGGAACCGCAACCAACCCAGTCGTGGATTCGGCGCGTATTATTGACGTTAACCAAGCCAACGCTACGGCCTCTGGTGCGGCTGTTTACATTGCAAACGCTGGTACCGGCCCTTCTCTGCAAGTCGCCTCGGGTTCCGCGCAGTTTGGTACTAATGGCGGGACTGTCGGCTCTCTCAAGTTGTTCGGTAACACTTCTGGTGACGTAACAGTTAAGGCCGCTGCCGCTGCTGGGACTGCTACAAACTTTACGCTTCCTGCGACCAACGGAACGGTGGATTATCTGCTTCGTACTGACGGATCAGGAAACACATCTTGGGTTGCGCCTAGTGCAGGCACCCCAAAGGTTACAGTTCTTGCAATGAGCACCACAGCAGCTTCAGTTACCGGGACCACTTCCGAAACAACCTTGGCCACATATACGTTGCCCGCAAATACACTTCCCTCAAACGGCGTAATCCGTATTACTTGCCTATGGTCAAGAACCGGCGCGGCTGGTGCAAATACTACTCGTGTTAGGTTCGGCGGGATTGGAGGCACGATTTATGGGTCCGCCTCTATGGGTGCCAGTGCAGTTCAAACCATGAACGGCAGTTGCTTTATTTATTCTAATAACTCCTCCTCGGCTCAAAAATATCAAGGGACAATCACGCTGAGTACCCCCTATAGTAACCAAGCGAGCGCCCTTGTCACGTCGGCTGTCAATACAACCTCGTCGGCTGATATAGTGTTTACGGCACAACTTGTTAACAGCGCAGACTCTGCCGTCCTTGAATCCTACATAATTGAGATGTTAACGCCATGATAAAAATCAAAGCACTTGTTGTTGACGGTAAAAACACCCCGTCAGAACCACTTCCGGGAGGCCGAATGACTGTCTTTAACGGATCTGAATATATTATCTATGAAGAAGGTGACGAATTACCTCCTCGCTGTGTCATTGACCCAAGATCTGAAATATACGACCAGATTGAAAAACTAGAGTCTTTACAGACGCCCCGCAGGATTAGGGAATCAGCCCTAGGAATAGATAATGGATGGTTGCTGGAACAGAACAATGCTATAAATGCACTACGTTTACAAATCCAAACAAAGGAACAAAAATGACAATCACCGTCCTTGCTCAATCCAATACTGCCGCGTCCCACACTGGCTCTACCGTAGAAACCGTTCTTGCCACCGTTACCCTTCCTGCAAATACCTTGAGCGCCAATGGCTCCCTCCGCGTAACGCCGCTTTTCTCTAAATCAGGCACAGCCGGTACGGCGCAAGTTAAAGTTCGCTTTGGCGGCACTTCTGGTACGCTTTATCTTAACCACAGCGTATCCGCCACCACGACTCTGGATCAATCCGGCCCTATCTATATCCGAGCAAACAACGCCACCAACGCGCAAAAGGGTTTCCCTGCAACGAACATTGCTCAACAAGGTGCCGTCACCAACGCTATGGTTACCTCTGCTGAAGACACCACCGCTAACGTCGATATTGTGTTCTCTGCTCAACTGGGTAACGCCGCCGATACTGTTTCCCTTGAAGGCTACACCATTGAACAGATCGAACCATGATCTGGATTCTCGCTTATTGGATGAGACTACTTAAATAAACGGGCGCTAGGGTGGACAAAGCCCTAGCGTTTTTCTATCGGGATCGGACCGATACCCTTAATGGTAATAACTTACGGTAATTATTAGTTCCGTTTCTTTCCCGCTTGAATCGTGGTATAAGAGGGCATGATCCACATCGACTCAATCGATGGATATAAAGTAAACTTGGGCAACCCGGTTCCGCGAATCCTTTTCTGGGATATTGAAACGGCCAAGATGATCATCGAGATGAACACGTATTCTCTCAAACAGTATTCAAATTTCCTTAATCCCATGGATATTAAGCGGGACATATGGATGGTGTGTGTCGCGTGGAAGTGGCTTGGGGATTCTCATATCTCGTCCACGTCCGTATTGAACGACCCGGAAAGATTCGCCAGAGACTACGCGGATGATTATCATGTGATTGCGACCATTCATAAGCTAATGGACTCTGCCGACATAGTGGTAGCGCACAACGGAGACGCCTTTGATTGGAAAATCTTTACATCCCGTTGTATAAAACATAATCTTGTGCCTCCTAAAAAGCCCGTAATGATCGATACGCTCAAGGTCGCCCGCCGTGAGTTCAAGTTCTCCTCCAATCAACTTCGTTACCTCGCCAAGTTTCTAGATGTTTCCGATAAGGACAACGCTCCAGAGTGGGATTTGGTCGCACACGGGGATAGGGAGGCGATTCAGTATTGTGAAAAGTACTGCCGTCAGGACATTAGAACCCTAGAAGGGGTTTACCTTAAGCTCCGCCCCTACATCACAAACCACCCGAACTGCTCGGTTATGCTCTCCGGGGTTCATCACGAGACATGCCCTAAATGCGGGTCAGGGAATTTCAAGCGGAACGGTTATAAGTACAGTCAGGGCGGCAAATACCAAGCCTATCAATGCGGTGAGTGTTATGGGTTCTTCCAGGGGAAAAAGAACCTCAAAGAGATTGTAAACAAATGAAGCGGGAGTTCTTCAGGGCTGTTTACCAGATGAAAGACCACAAGCTAACTCTTAAGCTTCGACGCATGATCCTAATGGATTACAAGGCCCCCAGACGCTGTATAGTACTTATGGGTCAGATCAATGCGTGAGTGGCTCTTAATAGCTCTGGTGACGCTCCTAACCCTTTTCTGGACGGGTTGTATTTTAGTTGCGCTAAGTTCTTTGAATTGAAGAACTAACATGTTAACTTATACGTTGGATTAACCATGGAACCCCAGATGACTGTGATGCCAACTGAACGATTCGACAAGCTCTGCGATGATGTCGCAACCATCCGCGAGAAAGTCGCCTGCATCCCAGACATGGAGAGACGCCTGCGTAACGTAGAATCAACACGTGATAAGGCTTATGGGTTCCTCGCTGCGGTGGGTGTTTCTGGGACTGCTTTAGGGGCTGCGCTGGCCAAGGTTATCGGCTTACATTGAACTTCACAGACGCTTTAGATGTCATTTTAGAACACGAGGGCGATTACAGCTACGACGTTCGAGATCCCGGAGGCGAAACTTGCAAAGGGATTACGGTAAATGTCGCCCGTAAATGGGGTTATAAAGGCCCTATGCGAACCATCCCAGATGATCTTGTACACACGATTTACCTTAAGGACTACTGGGAAAAGTCCCGTTGTGACGAACTCCCTGATATGATCAGGCTTATGATGTTTGATTCCGCAGTCAATCAAGGCCCAGCCAGAGCCGCCCAATTCCTCCAAAGGGCTCTAGGTATAACAGATGACGGTGTGATAGGCCCCAAGACCCTCGCAGCGGCCCGCAAGGTCGATCCTATTACATTGCTGGTCAAGGTCTTCCAGAAGCGCATGGATCACTACACCGCGCTGAAGAACTTCAATAACTTCGGCAGGGGTTGGACGAATCGCTGTGTAGAGACGCTTGCGCGGTCTGTTTAGGTAAGTACAGGCCCCGGACGAGAACAGGGGGAAAGGGGCGATGCCGTCCTTAATGCTGCGTGATGTGCGGACGCGCAATAGGGCCTGTAGAGAAAATACTAGCATTACCGGTTCCAATATGCAATGATCCTAATTGGGAAAGGATACTACTTTAATCTGCTAAGTCTCGGGGAGGACTTCGCAAAACAAAAGGAGTGTCCGGCGTGTCGGAAGAAGTTTGGTTGCCTGTCGTTGGTTATGAAGGGTGCTATGAGGTCAGTAGTTTTGGCCGCGTTCGTAGCGTTGATAGATTGGTTAAATCTTGTTCTGGTCGAATAGAGTCCAGATTATCTGGTAAACTGTTGTTTACGAAATCCTATACAAATGGCTACTCAAGCGTCATGCTTAGTAGAGGCGGATACAATAAGAACCATTTTATTCACCGTTTAGTCGCCACGGCATTTATAAACAATCCTTTGCGTGTGAATGTGGTGAATCACCTAGATCGAGATAAGACCAATAACCATGTCGATAATCTGGAGTGGTGCACTCCTCAAGGCAACACGAGGCACTGGATGGAGGACGAGGGGTTACTATCTCGCAGTAATATGTATAAAGAGGTTAGGGGAATAATCGCAGAGGAAATTAGAAGGCCATCGGAATTCATAGATGCCATGTTTGATGATTAGTCGCCACCATTTATTGCACCGCGTCATATTTTCGTGTACTGTCTTGGTATGAGCCCTACGGAGTGGTTAGCACATTACGGCCTTATCCCACCCGAAGCTATTAACGAGCTTCCAGAAGGCGCAGACATAGCTACGCTGATTAACAGCTTTTTGGGCATGGAATAACCGGCCAGTCTGTGGTATCCTTTAGTTGAATTAAGGAGTCCTCATGGCCATCTCTAAAACTATCGTCACCGGTGCCGCTGTAGCCGTTCTTGGCTTTCTTCAGTCGTTTAACATCGTTGACTTCGCTCAGTACATTCCCGACCAGTATGAGCCTCTGATTGTCTCTGGCGTCGGCTTTCTGATGATCATCCTACGTATGCTGACGACCACCCCAGTTGTGGTAAAAGCCGAGAAGTGAAGGGGTGGTTAATCCTCGCAGGGTTACTCGTCTTAGCGGGCTCTTATTGGGCTGTTTACAATCTAGGCGTCAAAGAGCAAAAGGTTCGTTATTTCGTCCAAGAAGAAGCCATAAAAGATGACGTCAGTAAAAAAGCTCGCAAGATCCGTACTAAGCTTACCACTATGGATGATGCTGCTTTTAGGGAGCGTACTAACAAGTGGTTGCGCCCAGAATAAGTCAAGCGAGTGTCTATGGTTTGAACCGGTGTATTATACATCTCCGGAAAGAGACTACCTTAGCCGAAAGACTCTGGAGAGCATTATTCAAAATAACGAAACTTGGGAGGAAGTCTGCAAATGACCGTTAAGGCCCAGTTAGAGCTTGCGGAGCTTAAAATCAAGAAGCTTGAACGAGCTATAAAGGCTATGCGCTCTGATTTTAAATCCATAGAGGAACGCCTTCCACCCCCTCCTAGCGCCTACGCTGTGGGATTCCTAACCGTATACAATGAGGACGACGAATGACCCGTAAGACCGCCGACATCGTTGTTCTCCCAGTTGAGTTTAAATCCCGTCCCAAACCCCGTAAATACGGCAAGAGAGCCCGCAAGCTGTTAATAGAAGCTGGTCTACAAGAATTTGACGCCTCTGGTTTGTCGTCTGTTCTTCTCGTCGGGGTGTCCTTCAACAAGGGCGACCCTCCTGTGTTGGGCATCTATGGTGATGACCGCATTACTGACATCCGGGCGGCTTTGGAGTGGGTGGATGATGATTTGAAGAACTGCCGCTATATCGAGGTAGAGGATGAAGACGCGTAAAGACTGGCAAGCCGTAGCCCATAAACGCTCTGACGGCATTCGTGACCCCAAAGAATCAATTGTATACGTCTCCCACGCCCCTAATGTATTCGCCGCTATGGCTGATAGCTATAATGCTATGACAGCCAAGGGGTATGAGGTGGAGTATCTTAAGGTAAAGATTTGAGTGGGCATTATGCCGCCTTACGGTTGGGCATTAACCCTCGTGGCCTGAATTCCGGCATCGGAGGGAGACACGAATCTACCCACTCATTTCAGAGCGCTCCACCCCCCTAGTTACCTTTGGGGGCTACCCTCTCTTGCAGATGAGGGTAGATCCGGTGCAAGCGCCCTGAAAAGAAAGGGCTATTCAGCCAATCTCTTAGACAGAACCGATTTAATGCTGTCTCGAATGTCGGATAACTCGGGGAAATCGTGGCAGAGGACATCGATTTGCGACAGCACCTCGAATAGCTGACGAAGCTGCCAGATATTGTTGCCGGAGACTCGTCCCCCAATAGCAGACCCAAGCTGGGCCTTAGCTATATTTATGTCATATTGTTGATCCATTTTTATTCCTTCCTATTTGTTGATATTACACAGATCACCCCAAAAGTGAACTATATTTCGTCTTATACCCTTCTGGTTTATAATGCTTCACAAACAGCTTTGCAGAGCATTCTAGGCAGTATGATCCCCTCTCCGGTAGTTTGCCGCAATAGAAGTGTGTAGGGCGTTCCTTATTCGACCACATGGGTTTACGGCACATGTTATGGAGTAGGTCTAGCGCGTGGATCATTTCAGCTTCTCAATCTCCTGACGAATGGCTAGGGCGCACGCTTTATGGTCTGATCCTGCGGGCATAAAATCGCAAATACCCGCTGCTGACTTCAAAGCGTTAATGTGAATGCCCATCGTTATCTCCATGGATAGGTCTGTATTAGTCATGTTCTACGCTCCATCTCAGTTCTGATTTGTTCAATATAATACTTCTGCACGGCTTGAATGCCCTTAAGCTCCTCATCAGAGGCAAAGTATAAAGCGGTGTCAAACATACCGTCGATTAACAGGATAGCCTCCTTGTAAGACCTCTGCCGGGATTGCAGGCGGTCGTTCCAGTCGTTCTTGAGTGAATACCTCACAGCTTTGGCCTGTTGTCTTTGTGGGAAGTTGCCTTGGATTATGTTGGTCATCACGCACCGCCTTTGCTGGCTTCGTAGGCGGTGAGGGCTTGTTCTGCTTCTTGCAGAACATCCTGATTTCCTTCGTAGTCCATCACGTTTTCGGCCTCACGTTTCAGCCAGCGCAAAGCCTCCGCCAGCTTCTCGGAGTGGTCTGGGGCTGTGAGCGCGGCGCGTTTTAATTGTGGTTTAAGCCAGTATTTGCCGTCTATGTATTCGCGAAACTCAGAAAGACCGCCATTACCGCCTTTATTCATGACAAAAATGGCAAAGTCCTGCGTACCCCTGAAATGCTCATACAAGGCATCGAGGCGGATTGTATCTTTGGCCGGGTTTCTGAGATGATCTTGATAGTGCTGTAAAGCAGCTTCAACAATATCAGCGTGGGTGTCGAAAGTGTCTGGGTCCATAAGCGCTTCGGTTATACTTTCCAAAGCCGCATTCCGCGCCTCGTCGGTGAGGGTGGGTTCGGCCTCAATCAAAGGTTTATACTTACAGTCGCAGTTAATCATGCCCTCGTTGTGGGTGCCGTGTTCGCGGTCTGGGAAATAACCCTCTCCTTTGCAATGCGGGCAGTTAGGGCATGGCTTCAACTCCTGTTCCATCACGCAGCTTCCTTTCTAGCAATTCTAGCCAGCCATTCGTCGCTATCCAGAAAGGAAGCTGTTTTAAAGTCGTATTGGATGGTTACAGCCATTTGCGGCCTTGCTTCCGAATTAATACACGGTTTTCGGGCACTCTATGATCACCATGGAAGCACCAACCTATAGCAAATGAAAAAGGACCTGCAAGGGAGCAAATAACCGCCAGAGGCACCTCTTCATTCGTAAAGTCGTAGTCTTTGGTCCACCAGTAAATGCACGAGGCACATCCACTAGCCATCCAAGCAGCCGCAATGGCTATTACAATAAGGGCGGTCATGCAGCCTCCGTCAGTACAACGCTAAAAGTTTCGGAATCGTTAACCGTGTCGTCGTCGTTATAAGCAACGATCTTGGCTTCATTGGAAGGATTCCAGCTGCCTTCCTTAATCTGGGCGGTGTATTCCTGTAACGCAGCAGAGGCGCAATCATCTGGCTCGTCGCATTTAACAGGGTCTGAATAGTTGGATAGCTCGAATTTGTAATACATGGTTTTCCCTTTCCTTGTGAGAGTAGATTAGCACATTCTGAGGTGGTGTCAACACTTTTCTAAAACTATTTCTTGTTAAATTCCAGAGCTACCGTTAACGCCTTATGCTTCCTGTTCCGGGCATGTAGAGCAAGGCAATCCAATAGAACATGCTCCGGTATCTCTTGCTCATCCCAGACCTTAACCCATGCTAGCTTGTGACTGTCTGTATCAATGGCTTCAACATAATAAACACAGCCAGAACCATTGGGATGACAAGCCTCATGTATTTTCATCGCACCTTATACAACCCTATTGAAACATGCTTCACATACCCCCGAGAGATTAACTCCTTTAGGTATCTGGTAGTGTTCTGTTGTGACTTCCCCGTACGAACTGAAAGAGCTTTTGGCTCAAACAGTCCGTTAACGGCGATCTCTTTAATGGCCTCCCAAACTGGGATTTGAAAGGCGGTTAGTGGTTTCTTGGTCATGGTTTTCCTTATACTTAAAATGGCGGTGCTTCCGAGTCTTCATCTGGCTCGTGTGTGGCAACCGAATCATTCTTGCGCTCCTCGATCTTACCAGACCACCCATTACCTGACTTGGCAGGCCATAGGGCTAGATTGTACTCGACACCGTTAAGCGTGAACGAGCCCCGATAGTCAGGGGCCCGGTCGTTGCCTTTTTTGTCGTTAGTCTTGAGGGTGATTGTCTTTTCCCATCGGCTGTCCATTATTTCACGTCCTTTTTCTTGGTAAAGATTACCTTCGTCCCGGTCTGGATGATCTTGAAAACACCCGCGCCGTATTTCTTATGGGTCATGTAAGAACTAGGCGCTTGACCAAAATCAAACACTGCAACGTCGCCCTTCGCAAGAGTCTCGATCTGTGCCCAGATGGCGTCGTATTTGGAGATCTTGGGAGCTTTCTTTTTGTAGTAGGACTTGGTGGGCTTCTTAACGGCCTTGGAGGTGCGGGCAATCAGGATGTCAAGCTTGCGCTCAATCTCGCTCAGGCGTTGGTCATAGGTTGGGGTCTTTGGGTATTTCTGCCAGACATCATTCAATGACTGGTCTTTTTCTTTAATCATAAAGCTCATTTTTACTCTCCTTTTAAGTTTGAAAACGGAACCTGAACAGACATCTCATGCGCGAGAAGTTCCGCGCCCTGCATGAGTTTAGTAAAGTCTTCCTTGGTAAGATCCGCCGAGGATTTAAGCTCGGTCAGAACCTTTCCATCAACGCGCCTTTGGTGCAGGCCAAACATGCGCATCTTAAGCAAATCATGTATGTAACCCTTGCTCTCGCCTATCTCGTCGGCAATCAGCGAGAGGATGGCCCAGTACCGTGAATTTTGAGGTAATGTCCGGCGTGACTCGAAAGGCGCAATGGCGATTACCCATTTTCCATCCGGGCGCAGTCTGGAAAGCTCCTCAAGGGCCATTCTCTTGGCTGAGTCGCTGTTAATGTGTATCATTGGAACAATTTCCCCTGTTTTAGACTGTCGTCAATGCGCTTACAGGCAATATCGAAATACTTTTCATCCTTTTCGATCCCGATAAACTTACGGCCTAAGTCAAGAGCGGCTATCCCGGTTGTGCCAGACCCCATAAAGGGGTCAAGGATGGTTTGAGAATCGGGGATAAAGCCTAAGCACCATTTCATAAGTGGCACTGGCTTTTGAGTTGGGTGATCCCTTTTGACTCCGCTGTTAATAGCCCCAAAACCCACCCAGTCATGCTTAAAATAACGGACCGCTTGTGGTAGATTGGTCCATGCAAGCTCACAATCAGCAAAACTTGATTTATCAGATCCCTTTTTATGCCACACAAGCCAAGCCGAACTATCAAAGGGCATTCTGCTAATAAAATGGTTAGCCCCCCATACTATTGATATGGGCGAAATATCTATGATATATCTGATGACTTCCCCCGATACTGCATCGTTATCCCACCCCCTATATTCATAATATTTATGTGATGAAAAGCCCCTAGAAGCGCTTCTAGGCCCAAACCTTACCTTACCGCCATGCTCCTTTATCCCATAAGGCGGGTCAGTTACTACAGCGTCAACCTTACCCAAGGTCGGCAATATATCCATGCAGTCTCCGAGGTATAAAGTCGCATCGCCTATTATTTCAATTCTCATTGCCATATGTCCAATCTGGCCCGCGCCAATAGGTTGAGGCACTTTTGTGTGTCTCCGGTGTTCTCATACAAAGCATTCGCCAATTCTATCGCCCGGTAAATCTCCCCGTTGTAAAACGTAACCTCACCTACGGAGTGCTGGTGATAATGCGAGTCCCTATGAAGCGGAACCACGAACGAATCACTAGGCTTCTTACCCATCCCTCCATCAGTACCTTTGCGGATATGCGCGGCTTCACTTGGGTAATATCCTTTCCACAAACAAGGGAGTGTACGGATAAACTCAAGATGGGCTTTGTTCCGAATGGTTTCAGTCTTTTCGATCATGCTGGCTCCACGGTAGCACCGTCTTCAAGTACAGAAGGCATAACCTCCCGATCAAGCCCGCGTGTCATTTTATAAAACATGAAGTCCTTCTTAAGCTCATTGGTTCGATACTGCTGAGCGTACCAGTCAAGCATTTCCTTCGCCTTTTCAGGGTTGGGTTCTAGCCAATGGAAACGGAAAGCCATGAATTCCGGGAAGGATGGCTCCTCATAAAATTCAGCCATTGATCTTGCCCTTCAACTCATCGATGTCGGCCTTGATCCTATTTGCGTAGTCCATGAGCCATTCAGTGTCCTGATTGCGGTACTTGATCTTGTTTAAGAGGCTTTCCCACAGGCTCGTTAGTTGTTCTAGACGGTCTTTCATTTTGATCTCTCCCAAGTGATTGCAGAAATTATGGCGTGCAGCTCGGCCAGTTCTTCGGTGGGTAGCTGCGAGGCCGTAAAGTACACGCCCTTGGGGTATTCAGATGCTTGAAAGTCAGGATGAACAATCGAGCAATAGTGGCCGTCCGAGAAGTGACCATTTCCGAGCAACGCATTACCACGCATACGCCACCCCCCCGGCCTGATAGCCTTCAAGGCATCTCTGGAAGAAACGTAACTTCCATATTCGGCTTTCACGCCGTTTGACAGAAGCCATTCATAAACAGCCTCATTCAAATCAAACATTTGTTTACGGTCAGTGTGGTCTACGGTTTCTATCAGTTTCAATAATTCATCAACCTGCATAGGTCACGTCCTTGAACTCGACAGGGATGTCATCGGGGCCGAAGCTTTCAATAAGCTGATTGGCGAAATTATTAATATACCTGAACCCTTCAGGAAATTCATTCTGTAGCAGTTCTAGATCAGCTTTCCGGGCTTTCTTCAAAGCAGTCACCCCGGTTACGTTCTTAGCCTTTTTAAAAGCCTCGTGGAGGTCTTTGGCTAGCTTGGCGTGGGGATTCTCTGGTTTAGGTGGTTCAGGCACCTTGGCGGGCTTCTCTGCGGGTTTTAGCCCCTGCGCGGCGTTACCATCATCGTCATCGTCCGCGATAATCCCAGCCGCGGCGGCTAAACAATACCGGCGGGCATAGGTCATGGCAGACCCTAGGGATTGGGGGTCGTTCTGCTTAGCGGTCAAGAGGTACTCTCCGCGAATCCACTGGCCTGATTCGTGCATGATCTGCGTACACAAAACCGGTAGCCCATCAATCACAGAACCCATTTGGGTGTATGAAAGTCCGTGCTTGTCCGCCACCTCATCCCACGCCGAGATAATGGACTTCATAGTCGCGTAACGAGAATTGGTCCCATCAGCCTTCTTGAAGAACTTGTTCTCGCCGTCAAACGCAGCATGGGGCATTTCAGCCTGTGCACTTCGTAGGGCCTTGGCGATTAAGTCGATCTTGTCACTTTGTTGCATCATCATCCTCTTTAACTAATTTATAAACGGAAAACTTATCATAAGGTAGAGGGGGCATAACATCCCACCACCACCGGGCGTATTCTGGTTGATCCTTGGGGATGTAGATTTTATCGGGGGTCATAAGTCCTCCAAGGCCAAAGCGATACCGCCGAGCAGTGCATCCACGTCTTCCATTGCATAGCGGGTGTTGTTGCCGTCACGATCTGGGTAAATCTCCCAATGCGGCTTGCTCCATAACCCGAGCATTTCGTAGCAGTCAAGATAGACGCTGATTTTCTTGTCGCTATCTTTTTTCTTAACCAAAAACCGGACAAGTGCCCCGCCAAAAGTAGGGATCACTTTAACCTCGTAGCCCCTTGGAAAGCGTATAAAAGGGATGTCCTTAGACCACTTGTCTCCCTCGAAAGCCTCTGTAAACTCACGGGCTGCGGCGCTACGCCGAGAATGTGCGGGGTCAATCATACCACCATCCTATACTTCCACAGACCGCCAGATACGCGCTGCTTTTCAATGTTAAGTCCAAACTTCCGGGGAGATTTTAGGTCACGCAAACGAGCCGACACTCCCGCCTCACTACCGTTAACCGCCGAAGCAATCTCACTAAGCGTTCTCCACTCACCATCAGACATAAGCTGTTTAACTTTAGCCAACTGGCTTGTCAGGCGTTGCTCGTCATGTTCTGGTTCGTAGGTTGCGCCGTCGAACTTGAATAGTTTTAAGAGGCTCATGCGGCCTCCTTGGTGGTGAACAGGTTTTCACGCACATAATCGGAGATAGCGGCTTCAATAGAGTCCTGAAAATACTTTGTTTCACTACCGTTAATTACCGAATCAACCTTGGCGAACAGTACATCTTTCTGGGCGGTCACAGCTTCTTCGAGGAGCTTGCTGCCAAGTGTGGCCTTTGAATATTGGGAAGCCTCATGAAAAATATCATACTTACTAAGGCTATCAATGGCGGATGCGACTTTGTTAGCTATAGCTGTTCCGTGGTCCTCGCCCAAGCACTCGTTGATCAGTTGAGCAACATACTCTTTTGTCACCATGTAAATTAGTGTGTCTCTGGTGTCGTTTGTCACCCTACGGATGGTTTCCTCAAAAGCGCTGCGCGCGATTTCAGCCATCTCGTATTCTGTTAGATAATCCTCAATTTTGATTTCCATTTTTTATATCCTTTCCTCACACAATCATACCCACATCAACATCTTTGTCAACGTCTTTTTGAAATTATTTCAACACTCAATTATAGCAACAAAATAGCTGTTGCAAGCGGGGCAAATCTGTATCAGCCTAGAGAAGGAAAGGATATAAAATGGACATACCAAACTGGATTGAAACCGAGCTGTGGCTTGAGTTCATGGACATTCGGAAAAAGAAAAAGGCCGTCAATTCCGATAGGGCGATTCGTGCCTTAATAAAGAAACTAGAACTAATCAGGGACCGGGGAGGAAACCCAAATGAAGCAATTGAGCGATCTGTTATTGGAAGCTGGAAAGACATCTACGACAGAACCGAGACAAGAGCTGGAAAAGGCTCCATCACAGCAGCCGCCAGAAAGTTTGAAGGCTACTAAAGAGGACGAGGACAGAATCACCCGGCTTCTGTTTACCTTATCTCTTACTCAGAACACCTACGGGCTACACCCGGATGACATTCCATCTAAAGGTAAGGCTTATGCATGGGCGCTTAAAGGCTATACCTACAGGCAGATCTACGACGCCGTTAAGGGCCTTATAAAGAAGAAAGACACCATCCCCACCCCTTCGGAGATTATAGCGGTCATAGAGGCTTCTGTTGTCGATTACCCAGCTCTTCCACCTATCAACGGATGGATCTTGGACATAGCGAATGAGATTGGAGCGATCCCGGCGAGAAGCTGGTTTGGGAACTGCCGATGGGATGGGGAAACTCTTTTTTGTCCGAATCAGTTTTTTGAGGACTTTATCAGCCAAAATTATGAAAGAGTGCTTTTAAGGGTCTTAGGGCCGTTTAAAATCGCGGTTGAACCGGATTAAAAACTGTGCTTAAAATAAAAGAACGGCAGGGTCTTCTGGACGATTTCCCCCACCGTTCGATATGTGCAGTTCCCAAATTACATTTGTGGTCACGTATTGTCAAGACTCGTCCCAGCGTTTTGACATGGTTCCGTATGGCTTAGGCCCAAAACCAGTCCTGAGAAGCGGCCTCAGGCTATAAATCACCGAATCTAAAACTCCAAGGGACGCGCCCTGTCCACTTGGGCCAGCAGAATTCTCTCGGCAAAACCGGGGGAGGGTGAAGAGCGAGCAAATGTGCTAACCGTTGACTTCGGTGTAAAGTTTGTTCGGGTTGCTGCCTAAAAAAAGCGACAAATGTGGGCCATAGGGTTTGAATCCGTTGGTTCTCCGCTTGCTTGCAAGTAGGAGAGAGAGGTAACTTGGTACACGCCCGAAAGGGTTCTCTTGGTCAGAGACAGCAGGAGGCTACGGTGGCCCATATCTGCTGGTGGAAGAGGGCGAAGCTGTGTCTGGAGAACAAATGATCAAAGTAATCTGCCCCCTAGAAGTCTACCTCACCCCTAAGAAGAAAGTGATTCTAAACCTCAACTGGTACAGGAACGCGCACTTCCACCAACTGAGTGACGCAAAGAACGCCCTTGTAGAGATCATACAAGCCCCCCAGACCATCCCGCACCCCTGCGAGATAGAATTCCACTACTACGCTAAGACAAAGGCCCTTATGGACGTTTCTAACCCCATAGCGGTGATTGAGAAGTTTGTTTGTGATGCACTGGTTAAAAAAGGGTGCCTCCCGGACGACAATAGAAATATTATTACCCGGTCTAGGGGTTGGACATATATGGGGGTGGATAAGGAAAACCCTAGGTGTGAGGTATTGTTCTGGCCTGTTGAATAAATGTAAAAATAGTTGTTGACATGGTGTGTGGTGGTGGTAATCTGGTTTCAAGGAAAGGAACTACACAATGACCAAAACACAAGCAGTATACGAAGTATTTAAAGATCACGTAACAGGATTTTCCGATAAGGAGATTATGCGTTGCGCTGAGAAGTTTGTTCAGATCGCGGGAGGTCAAAATGTCCGTTAAGTCGCCATCTGTCGCTTTGGAAGATGTGGCTTGTTGCTTCAACGGCGGAGAGGAGGAGTGGGGCGCTGTTGAATACTGGGAAATTATTGAAGACCTAGAGATAGTACGGCAATCGATACGACTTAACGAGGTTCTGGTCGATGCCCTAAAAGGAGTGCGTATGGATAAGTATATGTTCGACTCTGAGGAGGACTTTCACAAAGCTTGTGACAAGGTTGATGCCGCGATTTTACAATCTGAGAGAGGTGCGCAATGACAAACGAAGTAAAGCATACGGCGTTACATGACGTGCGGAAAGCAATGGCGGCGTTAAATGAAATCGAAGAGTACCTACAATCTCGCGCCGATGCGGAATACCAAGGTGAAGAAACAGGTTGGGTTGGCAATAAGGAGATGCGTCTTCTGCAAGAGGTAGGGATTATCGAGGAGTTTATATCAAAAGGAGCAGCCCAATGACCCTCCTCAACCTATTCCTGAACCCCTTCGCGGGAGATATTAACGGAGTGGCTATCGGCTTTTGGCTG